TGGCCGTTCTGCGGACGGCGTCGAAGATGCCTTTCTCGATGACGAGCTTGGGCACGGAGGGCCCGACCTGTCGCGCGATCGGCAGGTTCTTCGACCAGGCGCCCGCCGATTTCCGCTCCGAGGGTAGCGGCGCGCGCAGCCAGACGGTGGGGCGCTTCGACTTGGGCATCTGCTTGATGAAGGCCGACCGGATGAGGACCGGCCCGCTGGGTCCACGGTAGATCACGCCGAGCTTTGTCTGTCGGGCACCGAGTCGCACAAGGGAGATTGGCCGCCCCTGGGCAATGAGTTTCGCCGTCGCGTACTGCTGCACGGTTGCCGGGATCACCGGCAGCATGGGCCGGACGTCTTTTTGCGGGAGGCGGACTTCGCGCGCGACGGCACGGACCGCCTGGGTCCTCGCGCTCCGCGCCGTGCGGTTGACGGCGCGCATGATCGCCCGGGGCGCCTTGGCGCCGAGCGCCGCCAGGGCCCGCTTGAGGTCCCGCGTATCGACACTGACCGTCATCTGGACCATGGACCCGCCTCAGTTCGGAATGACCACCACGCGCACCTCATCGACGTCGACACTGATTCGAGCCTCGACCATCCAGGAGGAATTGGCCGCACCCTGGTACTCCGAGAGCTCGATCACCGTCCCGCGGAGCCGCTCCGGTTCGATTGAGGCCAGCCCGGCCCGCGGCAGAGCCAGCGCGCGCTGCGGATGATCGGTCTGCACCAGGACCCCGGACATTTCGACGGGAAGCGGCGGGAGCCAGATGGCGGTTGTCGCCACTGGCTCCTCGCCGGGGATCGTGACCGTGGCGGGTAACCCGAAGATCTCCAGGGCCGCCGCGATCTCTGGGCGCAGGTCCGTCATAGCCGCGGCCTAGCTCATCGTGAGTTGGATGACCGCCCGCGGTCGGAGGCACAGACACAGCGGGTTCGACTGCGAGTGCACGTTCACGAAGCGATTGAGCCCGCTTGGATCCGGCGCCTGTTTCGCATAGATCGGCAGGCCCAGCGTGTTCACGGTCTCCATGAAATCGGCCGGCGCGAAGTTCGTCTGGAAGAGCGACCCCTTCTCGGTCATCACTCCCTCCGGAACGGCATAGGCCACGTTGGCCTCGACGAAGCGGACGCCGTTCACCGTCCCGCGGTATTCCTCGAAGGTGATGCCGCCGTACTGGAAACCTTTCCGGAGATCCGCCCGGTTCATCTGGCCTTCCTGGTACCGGAAGGAATCGATGACGGTGGGATGCCCAATGAGGGCATCGAAGAACTCGGGCGAGCAGAAAGCACGGATGCCGTCGTACACGGCCGCCCCGAGCTCCGCCTCGATGAGACGCGCGACGGCCACGCAGAGCGCGCGGATGTCTGTGGTGTCCGTCGTGAACGCGAAATCCTGCGTTTGCTGGACGACGCCGAACTCGGTGAAGAGGTTGTAGATCGGCGTCACGCCGTCCGCGTCCAGAATCAGGCCTTTGATTGCCCCGATCCGATGGTATTCCAGCGTCACCTCGTGCATCGCGCGGAGCGTGGCCAGACGTCCGTCCACGACCGCCTGCACGGCCTGCAGCTCGTTCTCCGAACCGAAAGCCCGGACATTCTGGATCTCGTCCGCCAAGATCGTGGACTCACGGGCGAGATGGGGCACGACGAAGCTGCGCACAGTGCGCGGCATCGCGCCGATGGAATCCGCCGGGCCGCCACGCGGCGTCGTGGGAATGAGGGACAGCAACCCGTCTCGCTCCTCGACCATGACCTGCGTCGTGGAGATGCGCTGCTCACCGAAGAGGCCGAGTTGCCCGATACGGCTCGGCTTGTACGGGGCCTTGTTGATGGCCGCGGTGAGGCTCATCAGACTGAAGGCGTCCTGGTTGAAGACATCCAACGTGGGCATCGTCCTGTCCTCCCTGTGCCCGGGTCGCCCCAGGCTCTGCGATGGGCACTGCGTGCGGTGCTCTGCGGAGCACCGGACCACCGGGCTAACTGCCAAGCGGCGTATAGTCGCGGACCTTGACGCCCTGGGCGCGGAGCAGGGTGATGGCCAGCTCCTGGACGGCCTGTGCCTGGCTGTTCCAATCCAGATCCGCGCCGCGCGCCTCGGCGATCGCGTCGATGACGACCGCCGTCATGGCCGCCGGTTCCTCGCCGCCGTTCGTCAAGGGTCCGTAGAGGATCCCCACCGCCGTCGCCGTCGCGAGCGTCTCATCGATCGGTGCGTAGCCCCCAACGCCTGCCGCCAGGACGGCGCCGGCCGGCAGGGTGGTCCCAGCCGGCACGACGACGGTGACCGTCTCCCGGCTGAGACTCCCGTTCGCCTCCGACAGGATGAACTCCCCCGTGTGGTGTCCTTCCACCAACGCAGTCATCGCTCACGCTCCTCTCTGCCCTACGCGGGCACGGCGCTCGGCCCAAATCGCCGAGGGGTTCAGACGCGCCTGATTCGCGGCCCCGCCCGCGTCTGGCGAGAGGCTCGCGTCGATTTCGATCTTGTCCTGTTTGGCCGTGATGATGGCGAGTTGCCGCTTGACCAGGTCCACCGGCATGCCGCCGGAGACGTAGTCATCGGCCAGTTCGGGTTGCTTCGCCATGGCGCAGAGCATACGGATCTGTCTCTCGCGCTCGGACCGCGCGGATCGCGCCGCCTGCTCCGCCTGGATCGCCGCCGTCACCCGCTCCATGGTGGCGGCGGATTCGATGAGACCGCGCGCGAGCGCCAGACAGTCCGCCGTCTCGCAGGCGGAGAGGACGGCGCCGGCCTCGGCGGGCTGTGGCTTCGGAGGCTCAGGCGCGGGCTGCTGCATCATGGCCTCGATCTTGGCGCGGATCCTCTCCGGCAGATTGGCCACGGTCGGCAGCCCGCGCGGATCGAAGGCGGCCGCCATGGCGGGGAGACCCGCGATTTTTCCATCCGCGAAGCCCCGACTGATGGCCTCGTCAGCGTCCATCAAGGTCTCCGCATCCATGAGCGCGGCGAGTTCCTCGCCCGACAGTGAAGAGCGCCACTGATAGGCCGTGACGATCGTCTTGGCCATCTTGTCCAGATCGTCGGCCGCTCTGCGGAGCTCCTTGGCGTTGCCGATTCCGATGGTCCAGGGGTTGTGCACGAACATCAGCCCGTTGTCGGCGATGGACACTTTCCCCTCGCTGCCAGCGCTCGTGATGATCGTGGCGGCGCTGGCGGCCATGGCGTCGATGACGACCTCCACGGTCCGGCCCTTGGATGCTTGCTGATCGCGGAGGAGATTCGCGATCGCGGTTGCCGAGTAGACGTCGCCGCCCGGGGAGTTGATCCTGATCTTGACCGTCTTCACCGAGTCGGGGATCTTGGCCAACTGATCCAGGAACTGCTTGGCCGTGATGCCGAACCCCCAGTATCCATCGATCCAGTCCCCGATAAAGTCGTAGATATCGATCTCAACGAGGGACGGCTCCTCGGCCTTCGCCTGGATGCGATACCACTCACGCGGCGCGCTGCTGATAGTCTGTGGCATGTGAGCATCTCCTTTTCAGCCGACGCGCGGAGGCGTCACGAGTTGACCAGCCGGAACGATCGGCGACTGGGCCGGGCGGGGCGCTCCCTGCATCGCTTCCCGCTGCCTGTCGAATGCGGCCTTGCAGGTCGCACAGCGCTGCGTGCCGTCGACACACGTGATGAGCTGGCAGCCGCGCGCCTGGCAGTCGGCGCAGATCCAGACGCGCAGGGTGTGGCGTGTTGGCGCATCGTGCCGCTTGGGCCACCGCTCCCGTGCCTGGGATCGCCTGCCCACTATTCCTCCCCGTCCCGAGAATTCGGATCGCGCGGGTCTTCCGTCAGCGGGTTCGCCGGCGTGGCTGCGGCCGCGTTGTACGTCAGCCCGAGTCGTCGCTCCCGCTCGCGGTCCGCTGCCTGCTCCTCGTCGATCGTCTCGGCGCTGCGGCCCGACTCCGCGGCCGACCCAGATCGCGAATTGAGCCCACCCGCGATCGCCTTGAGCTGCGCCTCCACATCCTGCAGCGGGTGGATGTACGGCCAGCCGTGCGGCTGCCACTCGACCGCGCGCCAGGTGAGCGGATCATCGTAGTAGGCTGACGGAACGTCGAGCGCGCCGCTGAGGAGTGCCCGATCGAACCACGCCGACCAGACGCGCTGGCAGAGCTGGAAGGCGACGATGAAGTGCTGCATCTGCTGCACGTAGCGGCGGAACTCGCCGAGGATGACACGCACCGTCCGGTCGTTGACCTTGCTCATGTCGCCAGTCATGACCTCGTAGGGCACGCCCGTGGCGACCGCAGCGCCCATGAGCTGCTGCCGCATGAAGTCGCCGTAGGTGTTCCCCACGTCTGGCGGCTTGGCGAACTCGATGGATTCGCCGGGATCCAGCCGCTGGACGATGCCCGGCTCCAACCCGACCACGGCCTGGTCGCCGAGGGATTCCACGGGGTGGCCCGTGAGGGGATCGAGCTCGGCGTCCGCCGTTCCGGCCGGCGGTGTCACGAACGCGGCAAAGAGGTTGGCAATCTGCTGCCGCAACAGCGTGGCGTCGTCGAAGCGATCGAGATCCAGGAACCGGACCAGGGCCCGCGTGAGCCGGGGGATCCCGCGGATCTGCCCTGGCCGCGCCGGATCGAAGAGGTGGATCACCGTCTCAGCCGGCACCCGGACGAGCTGCGACACGTCGAGATCTTGGAGATCGCCTGGCCGCTGGCGATACATCCAGTAGGCCACACGCTTGCCGATCGGCGAGAACTCGATGCCGGCACGGATTCTGTTCGCCCCGTTGACGCCGTGATGCGTATGCGGACAGAACTCCGGCTCGATCAGCTGCAACTGGAGTGGTACGGGCAGTCCATCGCCCGGGAGCCGATCTCGCATTCGGATGAAGCATTCGCCGGCGGAGAGCCACGTGTAGACCGCCTGCCCTTGCTGCCCGTAGTACTCGAGCAGTCCGTCCGCGTCGCTGAAATCCGTCCAGCTGAGGAATTTCGTGTGGAGGGCTTTCCGGAAGTCCGGATCAGGGGACTTCGACAGTGGGGTAATGCCGCAGCCGACGATGTTGGTGACGAGCTTATTGATCGCACTCCAGGCCCAACCGTCATTCCGATCGGCGGCCCGCGATCGATCCCGTAACAGGGAGAGGCTGCCCAGGACACTATCGTTGGGCCCGATGGTCGGCGCCTGCCACCGGCGGGCCCGCCGGCTGGTACCGGCCGCTTCGTAGACTTGGGCGCGGGCACGTAAGACCGTCACACTCCGCGCGGACCGGGCCGGGTAGCTCTTACCGACCGTGGCCAGCATCAGAGGCCCTTGCCTCGATGGTAGCCGAGAAATTGCTTGGGGCGCGTCCCGCGCATGCGTTCCGCCTCGATCGTGGCTATTGCCTGACGCATTTCGGACTCGGACCGATAAACCGTCGTGCGGTCGCCGAATGTGACCGAGCGTTCGCCTCTGGCGTAGGCGGCCTTGAGCGTGTCGAGTTGTGCTTGGGTCCAGGCCATGGGGCGTTTTGTCTCCCGCGCCCCACCATAGAGATTCGTTCAGATTTTGGAAGACGTGAAAAGGAGAGATTTAAGGAGGTTTACCGGGTTTTGACGAGGTTCACGTCCGTTTTTTCCTCCACTGGCAGTCCGAACACGGATCCGCGATGAGGATCCGCGCCGGGATCCTGATGGTCCCGGCGATCTGGACGGAGGGAATTGTGCGCCTCCTGACCCAGAGCAGGACGGTCTCAACGCTCACCCGCAAGCGCGCCGCGACCTCCTTCGGCGTTAGGAGCTCACTGGATTCTGGCATAATCCTGGCCCTTCACCGTCCCTCGCCTCCACTGTTACGCTGCAGGTAGGAGGAGAACCGTCGGCGCTGCGGCGCTGGTGGACGCGCCGGCCTAGACGTTGGGCTGGGCATCTCAGCCGCTTTCGGCCCCGGTGCCGCGCCGCGGAGCGGGAGCCCTCGCAACCGCTCGGCCCAGCGGTCGAGCTGCGCGTTCAGGAGCTTCAGCGCCGAATATGCTAGGACATAGCAATCCAGGGCCTCGTTCCGCGGGCGGATCTTGCGCCAGAATTCCTTTCGCACGCCTTTCTCGAACCGCGTAACCCAGACCTCGCTCGTGAGCTGGAGCGCGAGTTCCTCATCCGCCCAATCCGCCATGGGGAGATGCACAAATCCGGGCCCGGCCTCGGTGAGCTGCAGTCGGCCCATGAGGAGGGCCTTGGCCGTGTCCACCCCGATCGTGTAGAGCGGGACCTGACGTTCGCCGCGGCCCCACCGGCGTGGCGACGGCGAGGACACGATCGGCCGCTGTCCATCGCGTCCGATCGTGGCGAACACGCGCCGCGCGGCATGGCGGGCCGCATAGTCATAGACCATCGTCGTCCGGTGGCCCGCGCTGTCGATGCACGCGGCGTGGATTATGAGCGACGTCTCCCGCGCGTGCGGGTAGACGTTCGCGAGCGCTTCATCAAGCATCGCCCACGGCGCCGCGGTCGAGGTATCGCCGGGGAGGGTCCAGCGATCGAGAAGCCAGGATTCCTCGCCCAGGCCCCAGCCAACCACCAGGCCCTCCAGGCGGTCATCCTGGGTGTCGATCCCGACCGTGATCGCGCAGACGCCGTCCGGCGCTTCAATTCCCACACCGTATGGCTCGCGCCGGAGAAGCAGCCGATTCGCGTCCACCCCCTCGCCAGCGTCCGGTTCTACGGGTTCGGCCAGGACGGTGTTCTCCCAGGTATGCATCTCGGAGCGGTCGCCCGCCTTCTGCGCATCCCGCGCGCGAAGGAAGCTGGCCACGATCTCGCGCAGGGAGGACAGCGGAGAATACGCCTCCCAGAGGTGAAAACTCACGATCCGCTTCTCGGGCCGATCCGGATTCCCTGGCCGCCACGCGCCGTGCTGGAGGATCGCGAGCCGCTCGGCGTCGCCGAAGCCATAGCTACAGGCCGGACACACGAGCTCTGCGGTGT